GTCCATTGGTATCAGTATCATCGAAATGACAAGTAACTGACCCAGAGCCATCAACAAGACCACCAGAAATATAACTGACAGTGCTAGCACCGATTACAGTATCATCCGCGATTGATGTATCGGTTTCCGTGTAATCAGCCGACAGCACATTAGCGATTGCGTTAGCGCCGATATAAACCGCGCCACCATTGCCGTGATAAGTTGCCATAATAATGCTCCTTTAAAGTATGGTTTCAACGTCAGCCGATGAAACGCGATAAACTAAAACATAGGTTAATGTCATTAAGCCCACAGGCCGATCTAGTGAGCCATCATCAATTTCAACATCAGTTCCCTGTAACTGGATAAACTTTAGCCATCCAGCGCCATCAGAAGGGCCTGGACCTGGGCCATTGCCGGGGCCTGGGCCACCGCCACCGCCACCGATTCCGTCAATATCCCAAGTCTCGCCAGCGCCTAGAATATCCTCAATAGATACCGCTATATCATCGAGCGCGTCATCTATTCCGGTGATCTCTTTGCCCCTGATTTCTATTGTCAAAATCAGTTCTCGGTCAGACTCAAGATCATTAATAGACTGCGAGTCTGCAAGAAGCCGCTCTGTTAACGTGTTGATAGTTATCGCTGGCAGGTTTGCTTCGTCGTATTTTTCAGTTTGCCGGGAAGAAAAAACAGTCACACCAGCAATACCTGACAATGCAGACTCTATAGCTTCTCTGATCTGTTGCCTTGCATGACTCATGCTCTAACCTTGGCTAGTAGTCGTTTCATGTTGCGGTCAAACTCTTTTCTAAATATAGGGCCGCTTTTCTTGGTTAGCTCAAAAAAGATAACCCGCCCTCGCTTTTCAATGGGTATCTTCTTAGCTTCTATAGGATAGCGGCTTTTGCCTTTACGCTTAAAAACCTGCTTTCCTCCACCCATAGCATTATTAATAAACGCCCCTGGGTAGGTTTTAGCTTTAGTTTTAACGCCCTTTTTGTTCTGCTTGGCATCTAAAAGAATGGCCGGAATAGAGCGCGTCCTAAAAAATATCCATGCGCTTAACCTGCTCACTGTAGCGCCACTAATAGTTATGCGGTTTTTCTTCCGCACGTTACCCATGTTGTCATATATGCGCCTAATGAATTTCTGAGCAACCCCTGTTTCTGATGCAATCCTACGAATACCCTGTGTGCGTATTTTAGTAGCTACACGGTTAAGCGATTGACTCGCGGCCTTTGGTTGTATCCTTTTTTCAATAACACCCAAGTCCTTAATGATCGCCTTCATGTCTCCGCGAAGATTAACGCCGGTCGCCATCACGCATCCCTTAGATAGACACTAGAAAACCCTGTGCCATCTGGTTGAATACTGATAATCGTGTAACTGTCTGTCACTATATCAACAGCATCGCCGCCGGAATAGCCTGATAAATCGCTAGTCTTTGCCTGAAGCATGGGAACAGTGCCCTCTATATCGAGGGCATCTGCATACCCATTATCTACAATGGCTAGAATCGTTTTTTCACTTGCGCCGCCTGGGTCAAGCGTAACGCTAGTAGCAAATTCAGCCGATTGCAGAAAAAGGTCTAGCTCATCACTATCATCAGCAAACATCAGATAGACTGCCGATTAATTGACAGTACCAGCACCAACATTGATTTTTACCTTGATATTCGCGTCGGTAGTCGCTCCCAGTGCCTCCCAAGCTACGCAAGAGCCAGTAATATCTCCGGTTGCTGGTGTTGCCGAGCCGTCATCAAACTTACTAGCACTTACGTCATAGGTCAGGGCTTCACCCTGGGCGATAACTGCGGCATCGACTTTAGGCAGATCAAACACGCCAGAAGTGTACACTGTGCCGGTCGCACCATTGGCAATGTCAGTTGCCGCAACACAAACAAGCGAACCAACTACAACCACGTCACCGGAACTAATAGCAGAACCAGCAGTGATCTCCATTGTTTCGCCTGGCTGAATAAAATTAGTAGCCATTTTTCATATCCTCTTTAAAGTTCAAAAAGGGCAGGGGCGAACCCCTGCCAATTACTGCCGCTGGAGAAATTAAGCGCCATAGTTCCAATACAGGCCGCGATAATCCAGAGCCGCTGCCACTGCATCGATACGTACCTTGTATTCCAGGCCGTCACGATAGAAACCATTCTGGCTTTCCATGTATGGCTCCTGCATACCGTTAAGAAACGCCACTTCAACAGTGTCCGTGGTGTTCGGATTAGCAGCCAGATACCAACCAGTCGAAAGCGAAGCATCGAGACGATGATCTGCGATAACTTCAAAGACGTTCTGGAATGGGTTTGGCTTTAGGTCGCCTGATGTGGTTGGGTCATAAGTAGCAGAGATCAACTGCTCCGCTGCGGTCTGAAGGGCGACAGGTACGATCAGATACTGACCCATGATACCAAGAGTAGCGTTGCCGCTTGGGTCGGTCTGGGTAGCCATTGCTACGCGGGCCGCGTCAAGGGTTGCTACCGATGGAGCCGCACCAGAACCAGAGGCAACATAGTTGCTATGGTCAGCGTGGAACAGGTCAGTGCTGTCCTGATTCAGAGCCGCGTTAGTGGTGAGCACCGAGTAAACAATATCGCCGATCTTACGACGTGCAGCGCGACCCATAGCCATCGGCAAACGTCCGAGAGCGTCAAGATCATCATTAGCCAGAGCCTCGCGGCTGATGCGTAGCATCTTGCCATAGGTGGCTAGCTGGATGTTCTCTTTCAGGTCTGAAACATTGCCGAATGTGTATTCTCCGTCTTCTTTGATCATATCAAGATCGCCAAAGGCAGAAATGGCAGTCCGTGAACTCTGTCTGAAATCAGATAAAGAACCCTGGCGAGTCCAACGGCTCCAAGTTTCTTCAGTTTCGTTGTAGCCGGTTAGCAGCGCCTTATTCGCTACGTTTTCCAGAATGTTGCTGAAGTCGCTTGAGGTCATGCCGCCTGCGCGGTATTCCATAGCGCGTTTGATAATGGCATCCTTCGAGCCGGTCACAGGCTGGCCGTTTACGCGCAGATACTCGCGTGCCATATCAGCAGGATTCATAGAAACGAACTCGCCGTTACGTGCTTCGCGTACTTTTTCGCGGTCTTGCTCAAGGCCGAGATTAACTGACAGGGCCAGTTCTACACCGCGCTGGAATTTCTCGCCCGCTTCCTCTCCTACCGATACAGTAGGGGCGCGCTCGTCTTTACGATCACCGGCAAGAGGCTGATTGCCTTCTGCCAGATAACGAAGCAGAGCATCTTTGGCACTGGAAATGCTCATGCCGTTACGAATGCAGGTTTCGCGCAGTTCTTCAAAACGTGCACTACCAGCATAAGGCTGGAAAGCCTCACGGATACCGTCTTGGCGTTCAAGCTCAAGCTTGCGCCCTTCACTGATACCCTCGGCCAGTGCTGCCTTGCGTGCGTTCTCGAAATCAACAACAATCTTGCTGTCGTCCTTGCCGCCGGTTTCGACGGTCTTATCTTCGGTCTTGTCCATTGCTGGAACTCCTACGTTGTGGTCTTTCGACCTGTTAACTCCTACCGTCGAATCAGCAGGAACGGGAACAATTGAACCCTCATAAATCTGCCAGCGGGTAGCCCTGACAGTGTTATCTGTTTCGTTTTCTACCCACTCATTAATGCGGTATCCGATAGAAACATTCTTCAGGAACCCATCACGCACATCAGCCCATACTTCATTCGCACGCTGATTATTCGGGCTAAACCTGAGATCGCCTCTTAGCTTCTTGTCTGAATCGAGGCGCAAGTTCTCGATAATGCCGATAGGCTGGCTGTTATCATGTCCGAACAGCATAGGCAGGCCATCTGCCGCCCTGGATAGATCAATAGCCTCTGCGCTATGGTCTAACACCTCATTACCAAACCAACGCTCAACAGGTTGCTCGCTGGAAAGCGCCGCAGAGATAGTGCGGGATTCTTCGTTAATCGTGCCGCTTTCTAACTTTAGCTCTCGGCTCAACGATTCGTTTTTAATGTCACGCTTCATTTACCATATCCTCGTCATCGTCCTGCATATCATCAGGCTCAGGCATATCTAGTTCTTGCTGTACTGGCTCTTGTGTTACACCGTCAGCCTTATCCTGCTCATTTTCAAGTAACAACTGCTTGCGTACCGCTTCAGGGTCGCCGCCTCGCTCCCTGATAATCTGTGCGCGTGACTTAAATCGAGACTCGACAGCAAGTTGATCTGCTTCGATCTCTTTCTTGGGGTCAATCCATGGCATAGCAGGGGCGACAAACTCAGCATGGTTCATCTTCATGCGATCAACAGAAGGGTCTAGCTTTAACTGGCCTGTCAAATAGGCAGTTTCGACAAACTTCTCATATACTGGCCTGACAAATGTTTCTACAAAATAGGAAAACAGCCTGTCATAGCCAACTTTGCTTTCGACAAGTTCCTGTCTCTGGCTTGAGTAGCTGCCTTCATATTTCTTAGAAATGGTAGAAAAACTGGTACCTGTGCCACCGGCAACGGCACGAAGCATGTCGTTACGGAAGTTGCCTAGATTACTGTTAGGGCGATCTGTTCCGATAGTGCCGATTTCCTCGCCGGGCAGTAGATCATCGAAGATCATGCCCGGGGCCATCTCGAAGGTTCTTGTCCCGTCGCTGGTAGCATTAGCCCCGGCTACATCGGTAGATTTTTTGATAAAGC